TTCTTTGGCTTGGTTTTTTAAAGCTTTATCATCCCATACATAAGATTTCATTTCACTTATAGTGTTTTTACAATTATCTTTATGGAATAATAACAGCTTCTTTTTTAGTAAAGAGGATACATGGCGGATTCCTTCTAAAACCTTATTATCTGCGTTTATAGTATCATCCGCTACTTTACCTCTTAATCCTTTCTTGCGAAGTAAAGCTTTAAAACTAGCAGCCGAAGGGTCAATAACTACATAAGCAGGTGTTATACTTTTATTTCCCACAAATTCTAATAAATCTTCTCCATATTCAGTATCGGTTTTCTCAATACCTGTTTTTTTACTGTCATAATAATACTCATTGACCACATATAATATCTTATTATCATCGTATACATCTAGAAAAACCATAGGGTTAACAGTACCATAGTCAATAAATATATAGCGTTTCATTCTGAATATATTTTGACTTATATAATCTATTAATTCATCACCAAATAAATTATCATCATCAAAACAATCTTTATAAATAGCACCTTGTGCCATTACCCATAATCCTAAAATAAAACGCTGAAAAAATACTCCTGCATATCTGCTTTTATAAGACTGTATCACTTCTTGTGATAATGAAGGATTATCTTCCATCATAAAATGTATATGAAGAAATTTTTTCTCTTTAGCTTTCTGTATCCAATCTGTATAAAAATAATGCACAGGACTTTCTGGATTACAATTAAACCATAATTTGGCACCTAAAATTGAACAACGACCAGTAGCTTGGTTAACAAAACTTTCTGGCATAAGTGCTACTTCATCTAGTAGCAGACCAGCTAAAGTAATACCCTGTATTAAATCTTGACTGGATTCATCACGACCACCAAAGATATAAAAATAATTTACTATATAACCTTTTTGAATATATATCATATTATTTGTTCTATCTTCTTCAATCGTAAATCCTCTAAGTATCAATACAGGTTTAAGCCACTTCCATACATTTCGCTTAAAACTACCAACTGTTTTACCACACATTGCAAAGTTTTGGGCATCAAAATTTTTCATCGCCCACAAAACAAAAGATATAGCCATTGGCACAGTTTTACCAGCACGAATAGAACCATCACATATAATGCCATTATGCTTATTATATGGGCTTCCTTGCTCCCACCATGTAAGTATCTGCATTTGTTTTCTACTAAAAGTATTAAATTTTATAACAGGCTTGATAATATTTTTTATTTTTTTAATCATCTCGCCATACCTCTTTAGTTGCATTCTCTATTGCTTTGGTAAATCCGTCATCTTCCATTAAAGTTTCTTTGGTATCATCTTTTGCTATTTCTTTCTTGAGTTTTTCAATTCGAAGTCTTTGTTCTTCTGTAGCCAATTTACCATTGCACATTTCTTCATACTGTTTAATTAGGTTCATAAGAGTTCCCATAGCTCGTGATTGAGCCATTAAAAAAGAAGCCTGTTTTTCATAGGCTTCTTTGTATTGATAAACAGTTGTTTCTGAACCGTCTACTGTTATTCTTTTAGTTACACCATTATTATCTTTAACATACATGATTTGCTGTGAACGAACAATTGCTGCATATTTAAGGCAAATATTTTCCCATAAAATATCTAATGGCGACATGGTTTCTATAGCTCCCACAAGTTCCAAAGTTTCCTTTGGTAGGTACTTAGCAAATAGCCCATGTTTCACTGCATTAGTGTTTTTGTTAAGTGCACTCTTTTTTTGTATTTCGTTTTGTTTAGGGTGCACTTTTGGGGTGCGCATCTTATCTTTAGACCATTTATATCGCTTTATCCATGATTTTAAAGTATTAAGCGATATGTTGTATTTTTCGGCAATGTCTTTAAGTTTTAATCCCGTACAATAATCCTGATACACATCTTTTTTTATTTTTTCATCACAATCCATCACCTCACCACCTAAATTTTTGTACTAAAAAGGCCACTATCAAAATGACAGTGGCTTAAATCCCATATCGTTAATTTTCATTATTTAATTTAAAAGTAGATACACTACCAAGTAAATGTAGTATAACACATTTGTCAAAAAATAGCAATTATCTTGTTATTAATAAAGCTATTTTTTACTAATATCACGTAACTCTATTAATTTCTTTTCAATATCTTGATTTAATGAAAACGTAATATGCCAATATCCTTCATATATTTTTTCAGTTATTTCACTTTTTCTTAATTTATCAGCTAATATACCTACAGTACTTGCTAATCTATAAACTTCTTCTAATTTGTTTCTAAATTTAGGTTCATTAACATCTATTTTATAATCTTTTCCCTTTATTTCTTGTTCTAAGCTTATTAATCGTCTATTTTCACGCTCTATTTTTTCATACTTATGTTTCCTTAATTCATTTTCCATGTACTCAAAAGCTTTGATGTATTTTATTTTCCATTCCAATGCCTTTTGTGTAGTAAAACCCATTGCCAATAACGCAAAACCATTCCTTGTCATTAAATACATAGGATATCTTCTTCCACGATTAGTAATATAATGCGATTCAAAAAACCAATTTTTCACAGCCGAATTTTCGGCTGTGAGATATTCTCTTATACTATCCAATACATGTTTATGTTCTTTATTAAAATCATCTGCAACTCTTTTACTTGATACTACCAATGTGTTATTTCTTAATTCTACAGGTCCAAACATTATATCATCCTTTCTTTTATCCATAAAAAATGATATAATAAATTTATCAATCTTTATGGTTGACGCTATGACAGTCCTACAGCTTTTAGTCGAGTAATAGGGCTGTCTTTTTATTTATCTTTTAAGCTATTTAAACCATCTCTAATTCCTTCAGCTCTTGTTTTATTATTTCTTTTACAATAATCATCTAAGATGTTTAATGTTTCATTACTTACTTTTACTGTTAATTTATTTGGCTTAGGATCATTAGTTGGTCTGCCTATTTTTTTGACCACCGCAATACCTCCTTTTCGGTCGACTTAATTATATATTTTAGTCGACCAAATGTCAATAAAATTTTTTTATAACTGATATTTTGACCGTAAATTTATCGTGATTCAAAATTTATTGATAAACCCGCATTTATTTGTGCTAAAGTCTTTTTATTGTTAGCTTTTCGTCTACCTTTGCCGTTATTAACGCCACCTTTTATCTGTTCTCCTTCTTGTAAGTTCATTGCCTTATACATTAAATTTTGTTGTCGTTCTTTTTCCCAATGATTAGCAAAATTCATGTCTTGTGGCCACAATTCAGCTCCACATTCAGGACATTTGAAATAATCTCCTTTAGCCTGCATATGCACAGCTTTACCTTCATAAGTTAAACAAATATTACACAAAATATCTTTACACATACATTAATCCTCCAAATACTAATAGGGTAGCCAAAAGCTACCCTTTAAATTATCCAATTAAAATTAAGCTTATTCCTACAAGCACAAAAATTATACAAGTTCCTAAAATATATTTTTTATCTTGTTCACGTTCCATTTGTTTTAGTTCATATCTTGTTGGTATTCTCATAAATCAAAATCCTTTGCTTTATATGTTTTTTTATCTTTTACATCTCTAATAACTAAATTAAGCACCATATATCTTCTTCTACTAAGAAACTTTACAAATAAATTAACTACTCTTTGACAAAATCCTAATCTACCTTTATTTATTACTTTATTAGCTACTGGATCACTACAATGACCAGAATTTGTTAGGATATTTTGTTCGTGTTTTTGCATTTTATCCCTTCTTTATATTTTTTATATCCATTAGCCATACATTTTTTCAAATCGGGTTTTCCTAAAATACATTGTTGTTTATGTCGCCTAAGACTGCATAAAAAGATGCCATCATCAAAATAACTATATTTACACGACATAATTATCACCCTTTCATATATTTAGCTATTTTAGCTTTTACTGCTTCCATCATTGATTGCTGACCATTTGCTTTATCTGAAAGTGCTTGCATTACTCTCTCATCTTCAGTATCTTTAGCGATTAAATGATGTATAACTACTTTTTCTTTTTGCCCTGGTCTATGCAATCGTTTATTTGCTTGTTGATATAGTTCTAAATTCCATGTAATGCTATACCAAATAACAATATTTCCGCCATGCTGTAAATTTAAACCATGACCTGCACTAGCTGGATGAAGTAAACCCATTTCTATTTTGCCATTATTCCAATCTCGCAAATCTTGTATATTCTGTAATACTCTAGCTTTAGGAAATCTTTTTAATATCTTATCTTTATCATGCTGATACCAATAAATGACCATAAGATTTTTGCCTATGTTATCAACTTGTATTTCTTCTAAAGCATCAAGCTTATAATCATGGATATTTATAATATTTCTACCTTCATCATAAATAGCTCCGCTTGCAAATTGTAATAACTTACCTGTTAAAACGCCTGCACTACTTGCTGTAATTATTTCATCAGACATACTTAATACTAATTCTCGTTCAAATTCATAGTACTTTGACATGATGTTTTTTGGTAATTTAATAGATACCTGATTATAAATAACTGGTGGCAAATCAAGATAATCATCTGATTTTAGACTTATACAGATATCTGATATTTTTCTATATATTTCCTGTTCTGCATGTGGTAAGGTTTCATAACTAAAAACCACATGACCATTTGTTTGTGCGGGCCTAAAATAATTTTTACGATATTGTGTTATAGTCTTACCTAACCTTTTACCGCCATCTAATAAATATATTTGGCTCCATAAGTCCATGAGTCCATTTGGTGCTGGTGTTCCAGTTAGTTCTACTATTCGTTTGATAAAAGGTCTTATTCTTTTCAATGCTCGAAATCGCTGACTACGATGATTTTTAAATGACGATGATTCATCTATCACCACCATATCAAAATCCCACTTTTTACCTAAACTATCTACTAACCAGCCGATATTTTCACGATTGATAGTATATATATCTGCCTGCGTATTTAATGCTTTTTTTCGCTGTTTTAAATCACCACAAATTACAGATACTCGCAAATCTTTTAGATGTTCCCACTGGTTTATTTCATCTTGCCATGTTACTTGTGCTACTCTTTTTGGTGCTATTACTAATACTTTATTTACTACCCAATAATCATACATAAGCTCAGATATTGCTGTTAAGGTGGATACTGTTTTTCCCATACCCATATCCAGCATTAAAGCAATAGCTTCATTATTTATTATCTTATCTGTAGCATATTTTTGATAAATTCTTGGCTCGTATTTCAATCATAAATCACCTTCTTTGCTATACTCATTTATAAATAACTCAACATGGTCTTTACTACTTATTACCCATACATCTACACCATGATTTATTAATTGCTTTATACGTTCCCATTGTATTTCTCTAGGGCTTTTATTTGGTGCTTTCAATTCTACAAAAACTATTTTTCCATACGGCATGATTACTATTCTATCTGGTACACCCGCTGTCCCTGGGCTAGTAAATTTCCAAACAATACAGCCCAATTCTTTTAACTTATCTGTAAAATATTTTTCAATTTGCTTTTCTAACATGATTCACCTTTTCTTAGTACCCAAAGTACCCATTGTTGCATATAAAATGTAGAAATTAAGAATATAATGTACAAATGTTTTTTATTTTCTTAATTTCAATGTTCTATATATATTCTTTGGGTACTTTGGGCACTTTATATATAAATGCTATATAAAATAAGTATCTTTTTTAGAACTAGCATTTTAAATAAACAACAATTTATTTACAAATTAACATCTAATAAAACCTCTTTGTTTACCATAACAATTAAAAGCTAATTTATTTTTAGCTTGTTTCCAGCCTTCTGTTTTTCTTAATACATCATTTATTTCTATTGCCATAGCTCTAGTTAATTTCTTTACATCACCATTTAATAGTTCCACCCAAATTTCTAAAGCACATATTCTATCACGTTTGACAAGTGGCCCATTATATTCAAATCCATCACCACGAATGAAATCTTGCCTATCACTGATACTCAACTCTGCCCAATTTTCAGGTATTTCTTTTTCAATAAATTCACGTATCATGCCAGCTAATGGGCTTTCTTCAGTATGTTGTTCTTGTACTTTTTTAGCTTCTTGCTCCATTTCTTCATCAAGATACAATTTTTCGCCACCCTCATATAGTTCTTTAGCTTCCGCCCACAACTGGTCAATAATATCTTCGCTAATTTCAAAAGGATTTAATCTTCGTTTATTCTTATCTACCATTATTGGCCACCAACGACGACCACCAGTTTGATCACGAATAAAATCATTATTATTTGTAGAAGCTATAAATATACACTGTCTAGGAAAACGTTCTGTACGTCTACCATAT